TTCCCCAGCTTTTCGCGTTCTTCAAGAAGCCTGACCTTGACCTGCAAATCATGGATGTGCGTCATCAGTTGCTCACGTTGCTGCGCCCTACGCTCTGCACTGATTGGGCTGTCGGTCGGAACGCCTTCTTTGGTAATAAGAGCAGGCATCTGCCCCTCGATCTTTGTCAGACGCTCAGAGAAAGACGCAACCTGCCCAAGCAGCCAAGCCAAAGCGGCCACCACGATGGGGATGATTGCCTTGAGTACGTCTGACCAAGCCATTACCTGTACCTTGCCGTCTTTGCCGCCACCTTGGGTGGCTGTTTCACGAATTGCTTTCCGGCGGCTTTGCCTTTTCTTTTAGCACGCGTTGTCGCAGCGTACTCAGCAGGGCTGAGAGCCTTGATCGCAGACTCTGGAAGATACCGTTCACCCGTGTCAGAAGAGCGTTTACCACTTTTAGTCCTCCACTTTTGAGCGGTCCAATCCTTGAGCGACTGCTGCGGGTCTTTCACTTGTACCCACCCCCACGGGCCTTGTATTGCTTGGCCAGAAGCTGCGCCTTGCGGGCCGACCATTGGCCTGCTGCCGTGCCTTGCACCGCCCGAGACTTGATCGACTCAAACAGCGACTTGCGCATCCCCGGCTTGGTGTAGACACCAGCCTGATTGACCTTGGATTTGGTCTTGCCGCCAGCCGCGTACTGATCAAAGTCAGTATCGTCCCTACGGGCCTTACGTTTCGGCCCGGGCATCTTGCTAGGGTTTATGGCCCCCATGCCACGGCTGGCCATCATGATCAGGCACCCGCCATCCTGACCATAGTGCCGCGAGTGTGGCCCTTGGAAATGCAGCCATCGGCACGGGTTACGCCGCCGCCAGCCATCTTTTTAGGCTTCTTGGGGGGAGGAGCTGAACCACCGTCGATGTCTTGGGGAGGGGGCAGACCCGAGTCTTCGGTGTAAATACCACCTTTGAGACCCTTGGGCTTTTTCTTTTCCTTCTCAAACATGTCGTCCATCATGGTGTCACCTCAGTACATTTTGCACTTGGTTTTGCCTTTGGTAGCGATACCATCGGCGCGTTTGGAGGCAGAAGTCATACCGCCAGAGGCCATCTTTTTGGCTTTGACTGCGCCACCCTTTTTGTACTGGGTTTTGTAGCCACGCCCGCGCATAGCGTCTAGCTCTTGCTGACGACGATATGCAGCCATTTCAGCGGCGGTAGGACCACCCGCGCCAGTAGAACGGGGGCCAATCACAGCCGGGGTTGGAGCCCGGTTCATGCCACGGCCGCGCATCATCTCATCGGACGCGGCGGTAGTGGTGTCAGCCGAAACCCGAGGGGCAATAGAACGAGTAGCGGTAGGAGCAACGGCGGGAGCAACGGGGGGACGAAGAGTGGACCCACCGGGCTCTCGGTCGTCCGAAAAATCACCCGAGACAGCATCAGCATACAAGTCAGCGGGACTCGTATCACCGCGAACGGTGGTAGTACCGCCCGGGACAACCCGATCCTCCACGGGCGCGAGTGCTTCCCCGGGTTTTTTGTAAAGACCTTTACCAGCCATAAACCCCAGCGCACCCAGTGCGGCGAGGCCAGCTAAATCGCGTGAACGAGAACGTCGAGCCATGATGGCCTCCTATCAGCAGTAGCCGCCCTTTTTCATACCCAGAGGCTTAGAAGCACCCATCTTGACCATGGTGCCCTTGGTTTTGCCCTTGGAGGCAACGCCATCTTTGCTAGGGGCGGCAGTTTTAACGGCGCCCATCTTGGCAGTAGTGATGCCGCCGTTGGCCATCTTTTTCATGCCAGCCTCTTTCATCTCGTGCTTGATCATGGACTTGGGAGCGCCCTTCTTTTTCATAAAGGACACTTCTTTCTTCATCATTTGCTTAGATTCTTTCATGTCACCACCTTTTGCAAAAAACTCTTGCTTACCTTGATCGGTCTTGGGCTTGTTGATTGCTTGTGCGTCAGCACGGCTTCCAGACCCAAACCGCCTACCCTTGTCTGCCTTCATGAACTCACGACCGACAGATTGCGGGACTCCTACACGCTTGGCAGCGGCGGGGTCGTTGGCCACCATCGCCATCAAGTTGTGTTGCGCCTTACTTTTGCTCGGCATCGTCTTTCTTCCTGCGGAAAAGCTTGTAGAAATCTTTCCCCGTGGTCATTTCGTAGATGCGCATGGCGCCAACAATTGCACCAATCAAGCCGAACAACGGCGTAAGCATGTTTAAAAACGCGCCAACAGTACTGAAGATCGCCACGACATCCAGCACATTCTTGACGGTATCCGTGTTCTCACTCATGTCAGCAATTCCACGCCCGCAGGCTCTTGTTGATACGACTGTTCGGGTCCTTTTTGGCTTTCTCGCCGGTCAGCTTCTTCTTCATACCTTCCATACGGGCACAAAAAGAGTCGCGGCGTGCTCCGCCTTGGGGCTGCGGGGGCTTGAGGCCCGGCTTGCCCGGATTGGCTTTGTTGTAGGAGGCTCGCCCCTTGGCGTTGAGTCCGCCTTTGGGGTTCTTGCCTTCCTTGCGCTGCCATGCTGGGGTTTTAGCCATAGAACAAAGTCACCGCAGCGGAACTGCCGGTGTCGCAATAAACGCCATTGGTTGCACGAATGCCTTCTCCGGGGATCACTACTGTGTGACACCCAGCAGCAGTCACACCCAGCTTGAGCAGAATAGTGCCGGACGCAGCAGAAGCGTTGTCGTAAAAGATGATGGGGTCAACCCCGCCAGCCGTCACAGACACATATGCGCCTTTGATTCGTACCGGATACGCGACCATCGCCGCATCGGATTCCGTGTACGCGGCTTTTACGTCATATTGCATCGTCATGATGCGCTCCTATCAAGCGGTACGAGTAAATACGTACGCAGTGGGGCTTGAGAACATGATGGTGAAGCGGCCAATACCAGTGGCACCAGATGCGACCGACAGATCACCAAAAGAGCCAGCTGAGTCCACACCAGCAGTAGATAGCACTGCATTGGTATTGGCGACCACAGCCACGGAACTTGCGCCAGCGGTGTTGTCAATGTACAGATCAAGTGTGGTGCCCTGAGTCGCGCCCAAGAACGTGCCCAGATCAGTGCCGGTGGGCAACGTAATATTGGTGCCAGCAACCGAAGTGGAAGTGATGTAGCCAGATGCAACCTGAGCAGCCGTGGCGGTCGCCGTGGCGTTGATTGCGTTAGCGGTGGTGACTTGATGGCCCGAGATGAAGCCGTTTTGAGAAGCGACTGGGCCGTTGAACGTAGTACGTGCCATGATTCCTCACATGCGAGTGTTCGTTTGGGCGCTCTGTCTGCATGTCGTCAGCCGGGACTGTCAGAAACGCCGGGGACCCCGGAATGTGGCCAATATACAGGAAAAAGAAAAGGGGCACAAGGCCCCTTTCCTAGGTTTTCATCAGGTCGAACCTGACGAGCCCCACATGCCCAGCGGGTCAGACCAGCCGAACGAGTAACGCTCACGAGCCTTGTACCGGACGTTGCCGGTGTCAAAGTCGCCGTCCATAGAGTTCTGCAACGGGGTACGCACAAAGTGCTTCATGCCGTTGGGAACGTCAGTGGTCAGGAACCAAGCGTTGGGATCGGTCAAGAAGTGGTTGACCGTGTAACCCTCAGGGATTGCACCCATCTGCTTGATAGCGTTGATATCGTTATCAGCAGTTGCGACCCGCAGTTCGGTGTCAAGCAGGCGCTTGGCGGTGAACATCAGGGCCGGGGGAACAATCATCTTCTTGGGCTTGGCAGCGATCAGCAAGCCACGCTCGTCGGTCCAACCGGCGATCTGAATAACGGCGGCTTCCAAGGAAGTCTCGTTCAGGTCAACCTGAGTACCGGGAGTGTTGCTGTTGACGCCACCCGACACCAGCGGATGGTTTGCGTTGAACAGGGAGACGCCATCACCACCGGGGTAGGTGTTGGAGAAACCGTTGTTCAACACAGCGGCGGCTTTCACCTGTTTGGTGTAGGCCATGGCACGAGCCAGCGCCTTGGTATAACGAGCCGACAGGCTGTCATACAGGTTGTCCTCAATCGCCTCTTCGGTGATCGAGAAACCCAGAGCGATGGTTTCGTGGGTGTAACGAGTGCTCCAAGCCTCTTGCGCGTTGTCATAGGCAATCGCACTGCCCTCGTTCTTCACCGGAGCGGCGGAGAAGCCAGACAGCTTGGTTTCCTCTTCAAACGAACGCTCGGAAGTCTCGGTCTCGTAGATTTCCTTGTGCTCTTCGCCATAGCGAGCGTACTCCATCCCGAACAAGGCGTTCAGGCCAGGGAGCAGCTCTTTCAGCAGTTGTGCGCGTGAAATAGCCATGATTTACTCCTTAGACGCCAACGGGGTTGAGGTACTGATGACCGCCAGTCACAGTGCTGGTGGTCGTGGTGGTGAAGGTGCCCGGGGTCGGCTCGGTGGTCGTGGACGTAGAGACCACGTACGGAGCGTTCCACTTGCAAATCACTTCCACAAAGTCACCAGACGAGTTGGCGGTATCGGGAACCACATCAATGATGCGGATCGGCAGGGTTGCCGTGGTGGCGCTGGTCGTGGCGTACAGACCGATGCGGCTGTCGCCGGTGGCGGTCACGCCAGTGTTTTGCACCAATTCAGCATTCGTGCCAATGACACTACGGCTTAGGTAGGTCGGGGTGAGGCCGTTGCCACCTTCGGTTTGGCCAGAGACCAGAACTGCCTTGAACAGCAGATCGGGGTCATCTTGCACATACGCAGTGATAACGGTACCGGTGGGCGCAGCGTACCCGGTGGGGTAGTACTGAGCAAAAATGGTCTGGCCTTGCGCGTTAACGTAAGAACAGCCTTGGAAGATACCTAGAGGCGTGGCGGTTGCCTGCCCAGTATCTTTTTCGATGTAGCCCGTCGAAACAAGCTTCACCACATCTCCATAAAAGATGTTACCAGCGAACCCGGCGGGGTCAATCTGGTATTGGCGAGTTTGTCCGGCGAACACCTGACCACCGATCAGATTGATCGGCTTCAAGCCATACGGCTTGTCGATGGTGGGATAAGCCATTGAAGACTCCTAGATTTAAGAACCAGAACCGAAAGTGACCTTGGAGCTTCGTTCAGTGAACTTCTGCATCCGAGGATCATTTTCACGAAGGAAACTGTTGTCCACCGAATCAATCTGAGCCTTGTTCTGGCGCTCGTAATGTTGCATACGTTGCTGCAAAAACTCAGTTGGAATACGGCAAAGCAACAGACCACCTACTTCGATACCGCCTTTGAAGCGGCCCTCAGTAGCGGCGTGCATCATGAGTTCAGGATATTCCTCTGCTTTGCAGGGTTCATATCCCTCTCGCAACTTACTAGAGATGTTGCTGGGATCAGCGGTGCCTTGAATGCTTACGCGAACGTAGCGATGCTTCCAGCCCGGACGATCATCCGGCTGAGGAAGAATCTCCGGGGCACGCCACGCCTGAGGGCGAGCAGTGGCCGAACGAGACTCCATTGCGCGGGGCATACGATTTTGACGACCTTGGGACGCCATTTGCTCTTGCTGTTCCATTATTCACCTCTGTTAAGTAAAGCAGCCTGTTTAGCATATTGTTCTAAGGGCACCCCAAGACGACGAGCTATGTTCGCTTCGGATGACTTCAGTCGAATACGACTAGGCGACGAACTGCGAGAAGCCGGAGCCACCACAGTCGCGGGTTTTGAAGCACGGCGCGGAGGTTCATCATCGTCCTCCTGTACCGGGGCTGACCTCTTTCGCGGAGGCGGGTCATCATCCTCTTGGCTCTGAGTATTAAAGTACTCAGGAAATCTTTTGCGCATGGTGCGGTCAACAGTCTTAAAGTACTCTTCCGTACCTACATAGTCCGCACCATACTCGCGCTGCAACTTCTTGTCAATACCCATTGCAGCCATCGTCATTTCTTCGTCCGCGCCAAACCAATCGCTGTTGTCTTCCACCCACCGTTTGGTCCGGGGGCTGACTTTGGGGGCAGCAGGTTCTGCCTTGGCGGGTTTGAATTCTTCTTTTTCTTCAATTTCAATCGGCCTAAGCGTCTCGGCCTTGTCCAACTTCACGGTGGCTTTAGCGATTGCCTCTTGGGCCGTGATGATGGCATCCGCGTCGCCCGCGTCATACGCCTTGCGGTACTTCTCTTTGGCCGCTTCAAGTTCCGCTTGTGCAGCGCCTTTTGAGGTCTCAATGTACGCCTTGCTACCAGTAGAAAGTTGCTCTTTCAGGCGCTTATTCTCCTCGTACACCTGCTTGGCAAAGTGTTCCGCAGCCTCGCGCTCGCGCAGGGCCTCTTCCTTAGCCCGACGCTCATCGTGGTATCCACGGGTGAACTTCTTGATACGGGCTTGAACTTTCTCGTCGTAAGACGCCAATTCGTCTTCGGTGGGCTCCTCAACGGGCTCCTTCATGGGCTTACGCCCACGGTCAGCCGGAGGAGTGTCATCTTCAATTTCAATTTTTATATCGGAATCATCAGCTTTGTCGGCTTTAAATTTCGCCTTTTGCTCCGATTCGTCAGGAAACTCAAACTCTTCAAATTGTTGCGTTGCCATTTGTCACTCCTTATGCAGCGCGGGTGATCCCACGCGGGTCTTCTACAACGGCTTCGACCGACTCATCGTTGATGATGCGGAACTCTCGGCCATGAATCTTCAGACGAGTGCCTGAATTGGGGCGGACGATGACAAAGTCACCCTCTCCACAGGACGGCCCACTGGGGAAGCGGGTTTTATCTTTGAAGCAGTCAGGTCCAAGTTTGACCACAAACAGAACGGGGGTCAAAACCTCCTCGTAATACATGGTCTTGGAGTCCTTGAGCAGCCCAACTTCACTGTCTTGATATTCCTCCATCGCCTCAGGGACGACACAAAGCATGTGATACGTCTTGGGTTCAGGGAGCTGCTTGGCTTTTTGCTCAGCAGACTTGTTAAGCACCTTTGACAGATCAACTGCCAATGCAGGGTTAAGTACTTCACTCATTTGTAATCCTTCGCACGAGGTCCTCAATCACATGATCTGCGTAGTTAAGACCCCGGATCACTCCACAGACTTTTTTGTACTCGTCGTACGTGTCGGCACGGCTTGCAGCAAGAAAGGCAACTTGCTCCTGCCGGTACTTGTCAATCTCTTTCTGCACGAGTGCAAGCACTCGGATTTCATCTGACATTAGGATTTACTCCTCTCAGGTTGGCGTTGTGGCCGACTCATCTGCACTCGATCTTTGGCGATCTGCGCCCCGATCTTGACGCCGTCGACCTCTTGTTTTGCCGCGATCTGCATAGCAGCAATCTCTTTCTGCGCAGCAATCCGTGCCATCTCGATCTCAAGCTGATCAGCTTTAGCTGCGGCATCCGTGGCCTGCTTCTTCGCCTTGAGTTCAAGGTCTTTCATCTTCAACTGCAACTCTTGCATCTGCATCTGGACCACCGGGTCCTGCATCTGCTGTTGGGCTGCGGCCTGCTGTGCCTCCTGCTGGTCACGCTGGAGCAGCATCTGAGACGCCTGTGCTGCTTTGATGGCAATCTGATCTGCCATTTCTTGAGGTACCTGTTTGTTGGCCTCCTCACCGGGCAGCACCATACCCATCGCCTCTTCGATCTGACGGCGATACTCCATGGCAACGTGCTCGTTGATGTGAGCCATCGCAGAAGCAAAAATCTGCTGCGCCATCGGGTTGCCCTGAATGATCTGCTGAATCTTCGGGTTCTGGATAGCAGCCATGTGGACCTGAATGTGGGCCTGATGGTTCTGCTCAATAAACGCCTTGACCGGCTTTTGCGTCAGCAGGTTCTGATTCTCAGTGACCGGATCAGTCGGCACCGCGTCGTCTTCAATCGGCACGAGCTTGGCCGCGTTCTTGATGCCCAGCACCTCGATCATCTGCCTATGAAGCAGCGGCATGTTGTAGAGCTGCGGCGCTCCCTGCGCAAGCTGGAAGACCGCCTGATACTGCACGATCTTCTGAGCCATCGTGGCGGCGTTGGGGTCGCTCACCGGGATGACATCGACCATGTCGTAGTCAGACTTCTTGGCCTTGCGCGAACCATCGACCGGCTCGTAGTCGTACTCCTCGGGCGTATAGTCTGCAATGATGACCTTGAGGAGCTTGAACTCCTGCTTCATCGAGAAGTGCATCCGCGCTTGAACCGCGCCCATCACCTTCAACTGCCGCTCCAGTAGAGCCAGAGTCGTACCAACGGGGGCGTTGGCCGACATGTCACTGACGCTCATGTCACCAGCGGAGGCAA